TATCCAACATCGAGCCAACTACATCTACTCCATCCTTTAACGACGCTTTTAACGATTCTTCTTCTGCTGTTGACATTTCAGGCATATTAACATCAAATAGATTAGGATCTGGATCCATGTTCCTATAAGCAAGGTGAATCTGGCAGATTCTTTTAATACCCGACCTAACTGATCTTTGTAGCTTCCTGGCTATTCTGGCGAAGTTAATATCTAACTTCTCAATTGCATCGCTGCCCAGAGGCCCTGTAGCCTCTTTTAAGTAAGCCCCCATTAGAGGTAGAGGCACTCTTAGTGCCGCCGATAGTTGGTTTCGTAGATCTTCTATATCTTTGATCCATCTAATATCTGCCTCTCCTCCTATTTTGTCAAAAGTTAAATCTCCTACTTCACCCCAGACAGGGATGAACAGATCCTCGATCACGCTCATAGGATTTTCCTTGCTGTCGAAGTAGGCCTCATTATCACTTTTTGTATTTAAGGCCCTAGCCTCTCGTAGTAAAGAACTGTATTGATCTATTAACTCTCCGACGGCTTCTGAGTTACTATTATGCACAAATACCCCTGCTTCTAGTGGGAAGTTAGGAGTCCCTGCCATTTCAATATCATATGTATCTTCTCTTTCCTTTAGCCATTCTACCCTTACTACTTTATGATTTAACAAACACTCTACCTTTTTTGGATTATACACCATTCTATAACCAACTAGATACCTATCAGAGAGTTTTGTGTACAAAGGCATCAAGCTGTCGTCAGGTTTTAAGTACTGAGCTTCCCTGTAGCTGCCGTCGCGCAGCAGGAAGGGATGATCTGGAGTGCAGTCAACGTACTTACTATTATCTAAATGAACTCTAACTAACTCTGCGTTGAGTCGAGTTTTCTTTACGTTCTTGATTTGACCAGTTTCAATCTCCTGAGTTTTCTCATTTATTGTCCAAGTATACTTTCCAATATACTCCTCAGGGCTTTCAGCCATTTCTCTAATAGTTGGGGTAGTTCCATCTAATAAGGAGATCTGAGTATTTCCTCTCAAACAGCTATCAACTTTCAATTTCCAAACGTAACGAATCAACCCCCTGCTCAACCTTGCTAACAACAAACTATCCTCTGCTAATCTCAACCTTCGATAAGCAGGCAAAGCATTGAAAAGCAACGAAACTCCATACTTCGTAGATACCTGTTCTATGTGTGACCCAGTCATTAGATGCATCGTTCTAAACTCGCTGTAAGTTGGATCGGACATTCTGGGCCGTCTTTTTTTACCCCCCAACAATCTGAAATGCACGTACTCCCACGGAGCCATCAACCTCTGCCCATCTGACATCTGTCCTTGTGGTGTCTTGTAATATCCAACTAACACTCCCTCGTGATCTACTCTACTGGTGTTTAATGGATGATCATTGTCATCTACCGATATTATTCCTTCCCCTGGTATGCCATTGATCTTTACGAACATATCTCCATAAGCACCGGTAGAATAAGCCCAATCAAATATCTTCTCCTCTACTGTTAGATTATCTAATAGTTTGGTTAGCTCTCTTTGGTAGGTAGGACTTTCCGACGTTACCCATACAGTGCAATTGTGGAGATGGCTTAGTACACTACAGTAACTTCCGTACAATTCAGCTGCTGCCCCTACTAATGGATGGGCCAAGCTATTCTCTAACTGATGGTACAAACTAAACCTATCATACAGCACCATCAAGTCCTTCTCAAAGTCCCGCTTAATTACAGCAGCACTCAACCCTATCTGCTTTATCAGCTTCTTATCATCTGACGTTAAGTGCTGAATCTGAGTTACTTCGGAAGGGAGTAACTTCGGCTTATTGTACAAATCGTGTAATATTTTGAAAGGATTTCCTGGCATGATTTCTCTCTTCAAAAATTAAGAAAGTTTTGTTTTTGAAACGTTATTTAGAAAAGTATAAGTTTGGAACATAATATACATTCATAATAAAATAAAGAAAAGTCTACCTTATTTTTTGGTTTTCTTTTCATAATTAACTTTTACTTCCTGCATTCTTGTCTCTATAGTATCTGACAATTCTTAGAAAGCTCCCACCCAAATGGTCCAGCAAGTTCAAAATCTTTACAATCATTATTTTTATTCTTTTCGGAAGGTCCTTGTCTTGTTACAAACTCTTTAGAAAAGTATGTGCTTCTAACAAAAATACCATTTGACTGAGCACAACATTGTTCTTTTCCAGAAACATCTGAATGCGAATAATATCTACAATCAGAACAGTAAACTTTTTTATTTTTCCTCTTACCAAACATACTTACTTCTCCTTTCACTTTTATTTTAAAAGTTTATAAAGTGGTCAGCAAGCAATATACCAAGTATAATTGCCGAAACAACAATAAGTATTGTAAACATAATTATTCTCCTTTACTTTATTTTTTGGTTTTCTTTTCTAAAATTAAGTCCATTGCTCATGTTCTTCCTTAACTTTATTCTCAACATTTGGATCTTCAACTAGAGGACTAACTTTTGTGTATATTTTTCTAGATTGATCCTCGGTACTGTTAATTCTCATCTTCCTTACAGGAAAGATTACCTCTTCTATTTTTCGATGGAAACACCCTGTCTGAAAAAAACTATATAGTTTGGACTGTGCATCATACTCACCATTTTTTAGTTGTCGAGCAAATACATGCCATCCATCCGGGTATACATCATTTAAACCATGTCCATATCCTCCACCATCTTTTTTTGCTTCAACTACTACATATTCACCTAAAGGTAAAGTATCCCCAAACATAAAAATTTGCTTCATCTTATCTACTAACTCTTCCGTTACCTCAAAAACATCTCCAACGTATAGTCTAGGTCTATTGCCTCCCGGATCAAAACCAACATCTTCTTCCTTTAGTTTTTGAAGAATTAAGGGGCAATCTTTTGGAAATCCTACATCACAATCCGGATGAGAAATAATATAGGGAGAACTAGCTTTCGGATGAGTGCACAACATAGCCGGGCTAGGACCTCCATCAAGTTCAAAGTATGGACACATATGGTAACAACGTTCAAACTCATACTCTCTAGCAACTTTAATTTTCATGATTTAGTTCCTATCTTCTCCTCTATTCTTCTTCTTTATCTTTTGGTTCTTACTCATCCTTCTATAAGCTCATCAAAACTAGCTGCTCTTCTACCCATTGTAGCTTTGAACCTTCTTCTTTCTCCTCCTAGAACAAATTCATATTCTACATTACATCTATCCTTTTCTACATCAGTCTGTGAATTAGTAGATATTCAAACTTTTAGTATGCATAAGTATCTTGTGAACTTTTTATATTAGAAGGACTAGAACATCCATCAGAAGCAGGATTAAAACGAGACCACCAGAAATACGTACAATCACAGCAATAAACTTTTTGAGTTTCCATTTCAATTTCCTTTCTACTTATTTTTTGGTTTTCTTAACAATAAATTTACCCCACTTCATCCTTAGACCTCTAGCAGGGACAATAACCCTATCTCCCTTCTCTATTTCCTTTTTTCTTGATGCTTCTATAAACACTTCCACATTTTCTAAATATACTACCATTCCTGTAAACATTCCACGAATTCCTGAGAAGACTATTTCTTTCTTACTCTCTACGCCTCGTTGAGTAACTAACCAATCCTTAGAAGGAATTTCCCTTGCTTTTGTTTTCCTACCATTTACTCTGAGTGCAACTCGTATGTTTTTAGATTTCTTTGTTTTTCTCTTTGCCATCTTAATTAATCTCCTCCACTACTCTAACACTTCCATTTCACACCTTACCTTATCAGTTTTAACCCTATAACTATTTCTAAAAAGCACCTCTCCAATCGAAGCTCTAAATATTCTACATCTTTTTCTATAATGGTCGAACATGTATTTCTTAAGATGCTTGGCATTTGATAAAGAAATCGCTAACCATATCCCTCCTTCATCAGAGCTTCCTTCTCTAACTACAGGGGATTTAATCCATTTCTTCAGAGGAAAGGTAAGGATAGTAGGATTCTTTCTTAAGCCTAAGCTCCTTCTATCAAATGTAGTTACTTTGTAGAACATGTAACTAACCTCCAGATTACTAAGACAACTCATCAATTTTATGATATTCTCCATCATTACCTACCATCTCATCACTAAATAGAATCAGTCCATACCTTTCGTGCCAACACAAATTAGTTTCTGGAAAATCAAACATAACACCTAACAACTTCTTACCTAATTCAAGCTCCTCTTCTGTTACTGGAGGAATTCCAACATAGAAAGTTTCTCCTCTACAATCCTCTAAAGACATTTTCACATTAAGAAGATCATAAATTTGAAAACAGTGAGCTAAACTAACTGCTCTAGTGATTCTCCATATAAAATACTCAACGCCCTTTTGCAATATCAAATCTTCTTGATGTTGTTTAACTATCTTAGCATACGAAACCAGATTGTCTTTTTTAAGTTGACTAAAACTTTTGTACACAGCTTCCATGAATTCAAGAATTGTTGCTTTCATATACAACTAATCTCCTTCTTCCTCTTCCACTAACTCAAAATGACTCTCAAAACTTGTCTTACACAAAAATCGGTGTGTCCCATCTTCTAGGAAAACATCATAGAATACTCCACCAGAAAAGTTTTCATCCTCCTCACCATAAGCAGCAAACACGTAATCACCTATATTAAATACTTTCCCATCAGTCAACTCAAGCTTCTCAAAACATTTATACTTGCTTGAGTTCTCACACGCCATTTCTATCCTCTCTTCTTCTGCAGCCTCTTCCAAAACTTGTAAAGACACTTTGCGATAACGCAATTTTGCTTCTTCAAAGATACCTAAAGCTTGGTAATAATCTCTACATCCTTGATTTACTATTTCATAAATAAATCTATCTGCTGCTTCTGCTCTTAGTTCTTCAGGTATTCTCTGAAAGAAATCCTTTACTTTATCAATTTCTGCTTGAATTTCTCCTATAGTTAATTTTTCATTAAAATTTGGATCAGTCATCTTTTTCCCTTTTTCCTTTCTTTAGTACAA